CCGCCGAAGCTATTTGCGTGACCAGGAACCACCAGTGGAGTTGAACCCAGTGGCTTCCCAACGAGAACGTTAGTTGGATGCTAACCCGTCCCAAGGGGGTAGTTCTTACTGCCTACCAACAGGCCCCGTACAACACTTCACCCACATCCCGGGACCAGGACAAGGGGGAGGAAAGAGCGCACCTGGGGCAGCCGTAGCCCCGTCACCACGTTACTCGCCCCCGCTATTACTTGGCTGCACAAACGGACTTCCTTTTGTCTACGCACCTCTGACCCAGCCCACAGTGCCTTCCAACAAGCCGGATTTGAACCGGAAACACAGCAAGGATACCCAAGAGTGCGCCACGACAACGCACAGAGTAACTCCAGGCCCCCGTCGCGGGAACGAACTGCTCAACACTCAGAACACCTTTTTACAACCGGTCGTTACCCCGGTGGACGTATCGGCACAGGTGTGACCCTGCACTAGGAACGCCCAAAACCCTGGCGCAAAGCTCGCAGAACCCCAAGACCAACAAGGTCGATCTATGTCCAGCACCAGCTGGCGGGCTTCGACTACTCGTCAACCGAAGTTCACCTTACCTCCGTGCCAGTATCACGCTGCTAATACAACCATGTAGTTGGCCAGCCTGGCTACGCAATAGCGAGAGGGTTCCCTGTCACCGGGACCCCAGAGCATTCTCCTAAAGCTGGTCAGTGTATCGAGCCACACAACCAGCCCCAGCTTCATCCAGAGGGAGAGACCAAGGATCAAGTATGCCACCAAAGACTCTCGAGGGCTGGACGTCACTCCACCCCGATGGCAATACTTTTACCTTGAACTGACTCTCTAAACGGAGCTGCTCCTCAACAGAGAAGCCCCAGGACTTTTCGAACAACAGTCTGGCCTCAAGACTTATCTCCTCAAAGTTAGTCTGCTGCCAGCGGCGGCTGTTGGTAACCACCCGTTGATACTCATAATTCCCTAAGTCGAACCCTTCCGAGACGAAGGCCACAGACTCAAGTCTTGTGAGCATGGCGTGGGAGAAAGCCTGCAAGACAGGCACTCCCCGGTTCAGTACTGACTCGCAGTAGGCCACCGATTTGAGGACACGCAAACCACCTCGCATCTCATTATAATGCTGGTGTCCACAAAACGCTGAAGACAGAACCTTGAGGGGGTTCCGCACCATAGTCCAACGACCGCCAACGCAAAGCGGTCTAGACTGCCCAAAGTCAATACAACAAACCTCGCTCGTCGGTAATCCCATGTCGGCCTCGTGGCCCATCTCCCAGAAGATCTTGGGCAGCTCTCGCTCCCATAGGGTCAGATCCTTGCTGCGCACGAAAACCACTGCGTTGTCTCCGTCAGCAAGAAAATCGAACTTCGTTCGGAGCCGTCGGGCAACAGCAAGCACCAAGCAACACATAATGAGTGTGTTGCCTAGGCCGGTGTTGAAGTCCCCCGACGCTCGAACCCCACGGGCCTTGAACCCCAAACCACACCTGAACCGCCCCACAAACTCTAGTTGCCAAGACAAGAGTTGTGCTAACCTGGGTGATTTCAGGAGTTGTTTGTAGAACAAGTGCTCCTCTTCAAGTTGGGAGAGGGTCAAGTGGCTCTCAAAGGACTTGCAGTCCACCTCGAAACAAACCATATCGGGGTGAGCTAGCATCTTCCTCCTCAAGAGCGACGCCCTCTGTTCTCCATTCAGGCCCTTTGCTATCAGCCTCGTCCTAGTAAACATATCGCCCCACCCCCGAAAGGCGGAGTAGACAACATGTTCGAGGGGCTTCAGATAAGAAGCTAATTCCAAGTTGTACCTAGGTGACCGGCCCATGATCACCCTCGGTTTGTGCACCTTGTAATTAGACAACTTTTCTGCCTTAACGAAAGCAGAAACCCGAGCGTCGACAGGGGTGGACAGTCCCTCACGCTCAAGCGATGCCATCGCCTCCTCGTACCTAGTTCTCAGCCTACTAACACGATAGGATGAGACTACTTGCTGAAAGGTCCACCGCTCAAACGGTTCCACCCGAGAGCGCAGCACCGAACGCAGCAGTCGGGCAGCGTCCCCGAAGAGACCCAACCCGACCTCAGTCGGACTGTTGTTAAGACCTAGGGTTCGCAGTTGGAGGCCGCGAACCGCGTTATGCACACAGGACCTGTGTACCTGGGGGTGCCACACTCCCTCTACTCGCGGTGTGTAGCAGCGGTACTCGTACCGCGACCCGCCGTCCTCGCAAACACCCATGTCAGGGGGGAGCTCCAGTTCGCAACCCGCCTTGAGGTCAACAGCCGTGACGCCACCAACGCAGACTGCCTCCTCCCTTCCATAGGTGTCCTAACAGGACAGACTGTGCCCACTAACAGTGGGCTCTAACTGGCCGTGAGGTCTGGACCACCTCACGGCCCGGCCAAGCGACTCCCAGAAGCCAAGTTTGATGGTGCTTTCGACCCGGCCCTGACCAAGGGCTCCGAGCACACCAACAGACCACCGTGCAGCATCCGTCCTGAGTAGGGACAGAGAGGCTACCTCCGAGCGCTGCGGCAAAGCAGCGAACGTAACAGACCCGGAGATGATGAACGACAGATCAAGATCGCTCATCCCACGTTCCTTAGCCCACAACCTCGCGCGAGAACGCAAAGACTGCAAGAGCCCTGCGTCAACAGCACGAAACACGCGGGAGCAAACCAAGGATGCTACCAGTTCCGGACAAACCCAACAGACTTGTCCGGCACCCCCAGCACTTGTGAGATGCAGGGGTATGGCCGAGGCGGACTCACCTTCCACCTTTACTGTGATTGGCCTGGGTGTGCCAATCTTCACTTCACCTGATGTCCATGACACCAGCCAAGACGCAGCTGTCAAAGCGGGTGAGGAACTAGGGAGGTCTCTCCACCACCTAGAACCCCTCACACACAAAGATTCGAGAGCCCGTGTAGCCCTCCCACGTCTACGAAGTCTAAAGCCCAGCCACGACCTGGACTTGTCCGGCCCCACAGAGCCGGGTTCTTTAACCTCGGACCAGTCTATGCGTCCACCGTCATCAAATAGAGGTTCTGGATCGGGCTCGTAGAGAGCCTCGCCACCACCACACTCTAACCAATGACAGTCCGACTCGCCCCAACTGTAGTCATAACCAGGAGAGAACCCGAAGTCGACACGCCACTCCGGCTCCAAGTACCCTCCAGGAGAGATCCACAGGGGAGCGAATCTAGCCGCAATAGCTAGGTCCGAAAGCTCTGGCCCGAGTAGAGCCCATGGACCCCTCAGCAGGGAGTCCACGTCTTTATCGTCGTAGTCCGGTGAGACTTGTCGGCTAACGACGCAGGGAAGATGTAAAGCCATTTCTGGCGCGAAGAGGATGGACAAGAGACGGACCACCGCCCCCACTCACAGTAGTGCGCCCAACACTACCTGCAAACAAGTTCCAGTTGCCTATAACGGGGGCTCTGGTAAGTGCACCGGAGGGTCTCTCGCGCTGACCAGGCGAGCCTAGAACAAGCTAAGCTTACGACAGTTTTAACTGATGTCGTAGCAGCAGAGGCTTTCCAATCAAGTGGTGTGAACCCCAAATCCCACTGGTGCAGCTCAGTCTCTGTAGTCCCACAAAGAAGACCCGAGACGACAGACTAAGCAACTTCCCCCCACGGCCCAAAGGGAGAATGTTCCACTAGGGTGCTGACTAACCCTAACACGGGGATCCCCATCACGGGAGCCATGCGCCGTTGTCACCATCACGTACAAGCGAAGACCCAAGCAACGATACCAGGTTGTTCTCCGATTCAGGTGAG